TCCATGGCGCAGCATCATAAATATTCGATATCTGAAATTGAAGCCATGATTCCTTATGAAAGAGATTTATATTTTCAAATGTTAATTGATTGGGTAGACGAACAAAAAGAAAAGGCAAAAAATTAAATGGCAGATAAATTACCATCACCGAAAAGAGACAATTCTCCGACAAAGGAGTCTATGGCTGCTGAAACGGAAATCATTCGCAAGCGATTAATGGAAGAAGGGTTACTTTTAAGGAATAAAGGTACAAATTCCATAAAAAGCTTGCGAGAGACTTTATCTGCGGATTTAAGAGCTTTTATGCCAATCTTTAAAGATATTCAAAATTCTTTATATTTGCAAACGATGCTTTTAGAAAATAGAGCAGATCAAGAAGAACTAATTGCCGAAGCAAGGCGAAGAATGGAAGACTTTGGAGAATTAGAATCTCCACAACCTCAAGGTGTTACCGCCGAGGAAAATAAACGAAAAGAAGAAAAAGAAAAAGAAGATAAGAAAGACGCATTAAGTATTGGAAAAATATTAAAAGGATCTCTCGGATTTTTAGGGACAGCGGCTAAAGTAGGCACGGGTCTTTTCATTGGATATAATTTCGTAAAAGGTTTTGTTAATGGATTAACTGACGGCGGATTTACAAGAATGGAAGACGCCATTATAGAAACCTTTAGAGATATTGATTGGGCCGGTATGAAACAAATGTTTCTTGACTTCTATTCGACAATGAAAGAAAAGCTAACCCAAATAAAAACCTTTCTTGGCATAGACGGCGTTGATGATTGGCTATTTTATGCATTAGGTGGTTTTACTGCGGCTAAATTTGCAACGGAATTAGCAAAGGCCGCAGCTTCAACTGCCGTAACTTCTATTATTTCTGGTATGGTTGCAAAAAAGGTCGCAGAAGGTGTAATTTCTGGTTCTACTATACCAGGTACTGGAGGGCCTGTCATAGTAGATACCCCAGACGGTCCTGACGGCAAAGGTAAAGGTAAAGGCCCATTAGGAGGTCCATTAGGAAAAGCAAAAGGCGCGTTATTAGCTAGCATAGGAATTGGCTTAGTGGCATACGCAGGAGAGATTGCTGATTGGTTTAGAGAAAACGCGTTAGGAATGACTCCAGACGAAATTGCAAATACTCCAATAGATGGTGTAGAAGTTGCGCTATTATCTGCAGGGACAGCAGCGACAATTGCAGGCGTTGGTAAATTTGTTTCTTTAGGCGCATTTGCTGCAGGTTGGCCACTTGCAGTTGCTTCTATACTTGGCGGTACAGTTATTGCATCAGGAATGGCAATTCTTGATTATATGAATGAAAAGGAAGAAGGCGCAAAAAGAGAAGGATTACCTCAAAACTTATTTAACATTCTGCAAAAGAAAGAAAAAATGGACGCAGGTGATCCAGCGTTTAGAAGAATAAAACTTACAAACGAAAAAATATTAGAAGTTGCAAATGAAACACTCGGCGATTTATTTGACGAAAGACAACAAATTCTAAGCGAGCTTGAAGCAGAAGGATATAGAAACGCAAGAGGAAAATTTGTAAAATATACTCAAGCACAAATTGACCAAAAAAACGCAAGACTTGCAGAATTAGATACACTCGCTGAAAATACGGAAGCCGTTCGTGCGGAATATCATAAGATTGTTAAAGATGAAGAATTGGCAAGACTGCAAAGAGAACAGGCAAATTTAGAACAAGAAAAACTAAAAGGGCAAAGTAAAAACCCAAGAGGTGTAACTAAAGGCGTCGGTTTAACGCAGGACGAAATCATACAAAATCAAGCTAATTTTTTAACAAGCGGTGGTTATCTTCCTGGCATGGGGGATTTTAATACGGCACAAAGGTTTACCGCGGAAGATCTTGCATTAGCGGCTGAAGGAGGTGGAACTAATAATATTTTATTTGCGCCAGTCGATAACAGAACGTATGTAACTAAAGGCGGTGATAGCATTACATCTAAACAAGGTGATACTAATGTATTTTCCGCGACTGTTGGCGGAAACGGAGAGGGTACCGCCGCTGGCCCACATTAAAAAAAAGGAGTCTTACGACTCCTTTTCTTTTTGTTCTTCTCTTTTCCTGAGAGCTTCATTTAAATTGTTATCATACATTTCGATGAAATTCATCCATTGTAGACCTTCTTTAAAATCCTCCCAATATTGTTGAAGAAAATTAAGCAGCTTTTTCACCTTCTTTACCTTTTGCTTCGAACCTTTCTTGGACGTGCTCAAGGTAGTTAATAACTGATTCAGGCGAAGATTTGCCATACGGATCGGTTTCGCAATTGTCTTCTTTTCCGTCTTCAACGAATTCAAATTCAACAACGCCATCCGTAATAAGTGCAGCATATCTCCAAGATCTTTTACCGAAACCGAGATTGTCTTTGTCAACTAACATTCCCATCCCATCAGTAAATAATCCTGATCCATCAGGAATCATTTTAATATTTTTGACGCCTTGTGCCTCTGCCCATTTATTCATAACGAACGAATCATTAACAGAGATACAATATACATCATCAACATATAATGATTTGATGCGTTCATACGCTTCTTCAAAACCAGGTACTTGGTACGTTGAACAAGTCGGCGTGAATGCACCTGGAAGACTGAACAATACAATTCGCTTATTAGCAAACAGATCGTCCGTTGTAACGTCTTCCCAACGATACGGATTATCCCCTCCAATAGATTCATCACGAACACGCGTTTTGAATGTTACGTCCGGAATCAAAGAAGGAAGATAGTTAGTTTTTTCAAATTCCATAATGTTATACTCCTCAAGGTTGGGGTCCGAAGACCCCGGATATTTATTCAACTAACAATTCTTTTTTTGAATTAATAGCGATTTTCTTTGGTCTCTTCTCTTCGGGGATAATCCTTTCCAAGTGAATAGTTAAAAGACCATTGACATACTCGGCACCTTGCACCTCAATATCATCCGTGAGGGTGAACTGTCGAGTAAATTTCTTTCTTGAAATACCACGGTGAAGATATTCGCCACCACCATTGAGGTAATCGCCTGATTCGTCCCACGCTGATTTGACAGTCAAGGTATTTTCTTTGTGCTCGATGTCAATATCTTCTTGGTCGATTCCGGCGAGAGCAATGTCGATGAAGAATTTCTCATCTTCTCTGCGGATATTGTAAGGGGGGAATCCTTGGTTATTAGGATGGCTTGTATCCAAATCTAACAGCCGATCGAACATGCGATCGAAACCAACGGAATAAGGGGTTAACGTATTAAAGTTAAGTCTAGTCATGTGCTATCTCCTTTTAAGCAAGACATTTAGTTGTGTGTCGGCAATACCCGACGATTATTCGAGACCCTTACGGCATCTCGAAATTTATTTATTCGTTTTCTATAGGAACAGAAGAAATTTTAGTTAATTTTCCTATTCCAATTACGTCCCCGTTAACTATCGCAACAAGACTATCAGAAGCATTATAACATCCTACAGTGATCTCTCCGTCTTCTGTTATAATTGTACTACCGATAGACATTAAACCCTTTGTTAATGACGCAGAAGGACTTACATCAACTTCTAATACGGTATCCTTTGACAAACCCGAAACGAATAAACCAGTTGGCAAACCAATTCTTGACTCTGGTGGCAACATTATACCTATTCCTCTTGTTAGCTGTTTAACAAGAATAGGTTTTGATTCGTTCCAAGCGTCCCATAATGTTAATCTTTCTCCTTGCGTAAACACTGGAGAAATTTCTATTTGATTTAATTCGTTCAAAATATAAGTACTAGCTGAATGTACTTTTCTTATTTTCATAATATAAGCCTCGGTTATTTTTTACCAATATTATACTTAACCGCTAATTCCCAATCGTCTTTGTCTTTAAAAGAAATGATTTTAATTTGATTTAAAGATGCAATCGGTTCAGATGCAGCTTCTTTATTAACAATTTTTACTAAGTCCCATTCTTCAAGCAAATTTACAATTGTATTTCTTCTTGCGCGATCTTCATCAGTAAACGTATTCCTTTTTCCATCCAAAATAAACAACTCTTTAAAATGAAGAACTGCATATCGATTTTGTTTATGGAGAATGTGACACGATTGATAAAGACGACGCTCTTTCCTTGAGCTGATACCTATCCGCGTTAAGGTTTCTTTAACCTTTAAAAAATTATCCTGGGCTGGGAGATTGATCTCAATACCCACACCTTTGAAAATATCCTCTTCCATCTCTCACCTTATTATTATGATTATTGTAAGTGTGGTAACTCATAATATAGTTACAAGATTTATTTATCAAATCTTTAAATTCACTTACCCGCCAATCTCTAATTTCTCTTTGATTTGCTTTAAATCGTCTGTAGACAAGGCTTTATAGTATAGTTTAGCGATCGATCTGCTGCACATATACACTTGTTGTATAGCATCCAAATCTTCATTCTTTTCGCTTTTATACCATTTAGAAAATCGTTTTCTTTTCCGAAGAACAGATCTATAATACTGAAACTGCGCAGCGTTAAACAAATGAGCTCGTTGATTCATTTCATTCGCGTGTAAAATGCTGTCTTCAAAATTTGAAAAACCACGATTAACAATATAAGGAACGTATTCTTTCTCAATCATTTCCGGGTAATCATTATCGCTAATTAGATTTTCCTTTGTTAGCGAAGCCGCATTCATAAAATCAAAGGGAGTCAGTTGTTTCGTCATTGTGGATATCCTCAATCTCTTTAAGTATTTCGTCAAGCTGCAATGCGCAACTGCCACACATTTTAACTTTATGTTTACCTTCAACGGTATTCATAGAAACAGTAAAAGTATCCAATTCACCTTTAAGCTTTTTATTACAATTGAAACATCTTAATTTCAAAAACATTACTTAAACTCCGATTCAATCATAATTTCAGTCAAGAAAGCAACCATATTGACTTCAGGATCCGCGACAAAATTTGCTTTGTACATATAATCCGCAAGAGTTACGCAAAATCCTGGGAGAGTACGCAACGCAATTTTATCAGCTGACATATCGTATATACGGCGAAACATTTCGTTCATATCTTGATCTGAATTTTTTGCAACCCACTTGCGCATTTCAGTAAAGTTTTTATTCTTTAGATAATTAAACATTTCATCAAGTGATTCTTGTTTAAGATTAACAAAAATACCTTCATCAATTTTACCAGCTCCTGCATAGGATTGCAATTCAGTCAATACTCTACGGAAGTCAGGGAAATGTTTTTCAATTACTTTTGCAACAACCTTAGGATCATAATCAACACCTTCTTGATCAAGAATGGCTTGTACGCGTTTATAGAAACACATTGCCATCTTAGGTCTTTGGTCTGTTTCAATACTGAAATCAATTTCAGAAAGACGAGATCGTAATGGCGCAATAATACGATTCTTAAAGTTGCATGTAAAAATAAATCCACAATTGCTTGAATACTCTTCGATGAAATTGCGAAGGGCAGGTTGTACATTTGCGGCATTTAGATAATCTGCTTCATCAAATATAACATATTTGCGCCCGCCTGTCAAAGATACTGCTGAAGCAAAAGTAGAAATGTCATATCGTATTGCATCAATATTGACATTAAGAGAACCATTTTTAACAATGTAATCGCAATCAAGCTCTTCAAGCATTGCCTTAGCAATCGTCGTTTTACCTACGCCTGGAGTACCTGTTAATAACAGATTAGGAACATTTCCGTCATCGACAAATTTACGGAAAGTTGTTTTCATTTGTTCGGGGAGAATTGTATCGTCTATTCTTTGAGGTCTATATTTCTCCACCCATAAGACTTCGTTGGATTTTGCATCCACCATAATATAATCACCTTCATCATAATAAAAAAATAAAAGGGGACTTGTGGTCCCCCTTTAAGTTGCAGTTTGTTATTGTACCAAACTTGCAAGTTCGCCTTCGGCAGAAGTTACATCAACGGGCGTATCAGCCTGTTGATTGTCCTGCGCTGCAGCTAACTGTTGTTTTTGTTCTTCAGACATATTTTGCTGAAGGAACATATCAAGCTTATTGCGAAGCATACCTACTCCTGCAAGTTCTTGACCTTGAAAACCACCGCGACGTGAAACCACATCAATAATTTGAACAACGGTGGCAATATCATTCAACGTAACCTGTACAGGTTCTTGTTGTTGTTGCATTGCATCACTCATAGTATTTATCCTCTATTGTAAGTCGACTTTGAATCAATAGCTACAAAATAAGTAGCCGAGTCACCTTTGAATTCAGAAATACCTTTAGAACAAAGGGTTACTCTGTAATCCTGGGGTAACAGTTTAAGGTTATCGGTTTTGATGATAATCTTAAATTCATCTTCAGTTTCGCCAATCTCGATACCGTAGTCATCAGCACCTTCTTGTGAACTGTCGATGGCTTTGAGATATACTTTGCCGTCGGTACCAACGAAAGCAACCTCAGAGAACTGAAGGACACCTGCAGCCTTAAGCACTGATTGCAGATCTTCCCACTTGACATTGACAACCACGTCTTCTGTAGGGATATTAATATCCTTTTCAGGAGGAACGTGAATCATTGAAATATCAGCATAGACATATTTCGTTCTACGCCGTCCTTCAGAAATAATAAAATATTTATCATTAAATTCTACATCAGGCTCATTATAAAGACTCAAAATTGATAAAAATCTTGAGACATCATATACGCAAGCCTCTGATGGAATTTTGTCTTTGATCGCGGCGGTTGCAATCAAAGTTTTTTCTGGAGTAATAGTCTTTAAAGTTGATCCTGGGGTAAAACGAATTGATTTGTTAATCCCAGAAAAGTTTTTAAGAACTGTTACCGTTTCTTCACTGAACTTCATAATAAAAAATACTCCTTGATTTTAGAATGCTATTATATAACAAAACTGTTATAATGTCAACTATTTTTCTTTTTATCACGCTTAGCCTTATTTTTGTTATAAGTACTTCTCCTTGCAGATTCATTTGCGGTAGCCGCAGCACCAATTGAATTGGCAGCAATCATATTTCCTTTAAAAATATACGTCCCAATATGATGCAATTCCATCCAAGGACACATCCAAATACTCAATCCAATCTCTCGACATTTTCTTGAAAAGAAATAATCTTCAGACAAATAACGGCCTGAAGTACGATCGATGATACAATCAAAAAACGCAGTAATTTGTCTTGTGCCATCGAAGTTTTCAGACCTTATATGATCGGGCGTATATCTCAATTCAGGAAACGCTGCATTAAATTTTTCAAATACGTATCTTGGTATTAACATAAATCCGGTTCCGCCTTCCATAATTTCAATAGGTTGGTCTAACCTTAAAGGAGGCCCATTTTCTTTACGCACCGGATTGAATACCATATCACCTGTATATTTTTCTAAATCGTATGGATTATCATTGCCTTTGCCTTGCTCGACAGCTTTAATAACTTTTTCCCAAGCAATCGCTTTTTTTGGATAAGGCGCAGTAATAATATCAATTTCTTCATTCTTAAGCTGTATTGCTAACATATTGATAACGTGGTGTGGATTAAAAGCAACATCAGCATCAATGAACAACAAATGAGTTGAGTCTGATCTGAGAAATTCGTCTACACAATAATTTCTTGCTCTTTGAATTAAACTCTCATTAAAGATAAAGTAATGTTTAATTGCGATTTGGTTAACAGCGCAAATCATTGATAATTCTGCAACCGATTTTGTATAGGATCCCATACATTGGGCGCCATACATAGGTGTTGCCAAAAAGATCTTGTGTTTACGCAATTCTTCTATACTTATTTTATCTTGTT